CCTAAAAGCAAAGCTGTGGGTGACAATCAAGTGGTTGTTAACTGGGGTTTGGAAGAGGCAAGGAGCCTGAATCAGCTAGGTATAAAATCACCATCACCCATAGAAGCAAAATACACATGGACAGGAAGATACAAACCATTTGACCACCAAGTTTCGACAGCATCATTCCTCACCTTACACCAAAAAGGATTTTGTTTCAACGAGCAAGGCACAGGAAAGACAGCGAGTGCTATATGGGCATCGGACTTCCTTATGAAACAAGGTATAATAAACAGAGTGCTTGTAGTATGCCCGCTTTCGATCATGGATAGCGCATGGCGTGATGACTTGTTTACATTTGCCACACACCGTACAGTTTCTGTAGCACATGGGTCAGCAGATAAGCGTAGTAAGATAATACAAGAGGGATCAGATTACGTGGTTATAAATTACGATGGTGTAGGTATCGTACTAGATGACCTCAAAAAAGGTGGGTTTGATTTAATTATTATAGATGAAGCCACACATTATAAGAATGTCCAGACGAGGCGTTGGAAGCTACTACGTCAACTAATACATGATAACACGTGGCTGTGGATGATGACAGGTACACCAGCCGCGCAGAACCCTACAGACGCATATGGTCTGGCAAAGCTTGTTAGCCCTCATAGAGTACCAAGATTTTTTGGTGCGTTTAAAGATATGGTCATGATAAAAGTATCGCAGTTCACATGGAAGATACGACCAGACGCTACAGACATAGTGTATAGAGCGTTGCAACCTGCCATACGTTTTACGAAGGACGAGTGTCTTGATTTACCATCTATGGTGTATACAAAAAGACAGGTGGAGCTTACAGCGCAACAGAAGAAATACTACAAAGAGTTAAAAACAAAGCTTGTGTTAGATATCACAGGTGAACAAGTAACAGCTATAAACGCGGCTGTAACTCTTAACAAGTTACTGCAAATATCAGCAGGGGCAATCTACACAGACGAAGGCGACGTGTTAGAGTTTGACATAAAGAACAGATACAAAGTGCTACGCGAGGTGATAGATGAGTCTAGTCAAAAGGTTCTTGTATTTGTACCTTTCAAACATGCCATAGATATACTGACAGATAAACTACGTTCGGAGGGTATAGCCACAGAGGTCATACGTGGAGATGTCCCTGCATACAAGCGCACACAGATATTTAAAAGGTTTCAAGAGGAGACCGACCCAACAGTCCTGGTGATACAACCACAAGCAGCATCACACGGTGTTACGTTAACACGAGCTAACACAGTGGTGTGGTGGGGGCCAACGAGTTCGTTAGAAACATACGACCAAGCAAACGCACGTGTGCATAGGTCAGGACAAACACATAAATGCACAGTCGTGCAACTACAAGGTTCTGATGCAGAAAAGCACGTATACAGACTATTAGATAGAAAAATAAACGTACACACAAAATTTATAGAACTTTACAAAGAAGTACTTGACTAAGTTATCTTTTAGCATTAAATGTTATTAGATAATAAGAATAGGAGAGAGATATGGGTGACAAAGTAACCCCTGACAAGTTGGCAAAAACGTATTTACGTATACGAGCAGAAAGATCCATGCTGTCAGCCAAGTATAAGGAAGACGATGGCAAACTTATACGGCAGATGGATACAATAAAGCAGGCAATGCTAGATCATTGTGAAGCTCACAATGTAGAAAGCGTGAGAACTTCTGAGGGACTGTTCTTTCGTTCGACTAAAAAGAAATACTGGGTTAGTGAATGGGATGCTATGCACAGACTTATTGTGGAAGAAAACGCACCTCAGTTACTAGATAAACGTATCAATCAGGCGAACATGAGAGAGTTCTTGGAAGAAAATCCTGATCTCAAGCCAGAGGGATTAGAGATTGAAGAAGAAGTAACAATTTCTGTGAGGAAGAAATGAATGAACCTTTTGTAACAATAGAGGACGTAGCTAAACATTTTAGCGTGTCTGTATCGACTGTTCGTGCTTGGGTGCATCAGAAACACATACCTGAGAATACTTATGTAAAAATAGGTAAAACTCATAGGTTTCGTATTTCAGATGTAACTGAAGCATTGACGAAAACATCTAATAGCCGTAGCGAAGAAACAGTGGGCGAAGATTCACTAGCGGAACTAGATGAAGATTTATAATATAGAGAGAAGGAGAGATAAATGGAACAATATATTATAAAAAACGTAGAGGCTCTATGGCCTAAAATAAACAGAACTTATCACTTTGACAGTAACGAGGGGCGATCTGTGCCGTGTGAGCCTAACGCTCAGAACGCAGAATATTCTATACAGTTTCGTATGGATAACGCTACTGCAAAGGGGTTGTTTACTGCCATGTCAGAATGTTACCAAGCTAACAAAAAAGACAAATGGGCAGATAAGTTGGAGAGAACTTTTGTCAAAGACGATGACGGCATGTTCACTCACAAGGCAAATCTGAAAGGGGCGTACAAAAACGAAGTGACTAAAAAGCCTTTGCAGGTTGATGCTAACAATAACAAGTTACCAGATGAGTTTTTGTTAACAACGGGCAGCACGGTGAATATAGCTGTGCAGTTTGTTCCATATGACATGGGTGGCAAGCAGAACGTGTCGTTACGTTTGAAAGCCGTGCAGGTTATAAAGTATGTGCCTATGGAAGAGAGAAATCCCTTTGAGGCAACTGACGGGTTTGTGTTCAATAAGACTGAAGATAACCCTTTTACTGAAGATGCGGTGGCAGAACCAAAGAAGGTCGTTAAAAAGCCCTCCCCTCCCACCAAGGATGCTGATGACGACTTGAGTTCTATCGTTGACGATTGGGACGATTAATAGAACTACACCACGACTAGGCTTTTGCCGAAAGGATAACGTGCCGTATCTTGTCGTGGTGTCTTCGGCACAAGGTGGGAAAAATGGAAACAAAAAAATTTTTAGAGAGAGTTTTAGGTGATGGATATTATTCTGTACTAGGTCTTGGTGACAAGAAAGTACAGAGCTTCCATGCAACTATAGATGATGTAATAAGCAGGGCTAACGAGTTAGATGCTGAAGGTATAAACGCATACTTTGGATTAGCCACTTTTACAACAAGCAATGATAGAAAAGTAACAAACGTAAAGAGCTTGAGTTCTTTTTACTTAGATTTGGACTGCGGTGTAGGTAAAGAATATCCTGACCAGAATACAGCTTTTCATGATTTAAAAAGGTTTATCAAAGAGACAGGTCTACCTCGCCCGATGTTAATTAATTCTGGGTATGGTATACACGTATACTGGGTGCTTACAGAGAGTGTATCCTATGGTGAGTGGCTACCCGTGGCCCAGGGACTGAAGGATATGTGTATACAGCATAACTTGTCAGCAGACAATGGTGTAACTGCCGATGCCGCTCGTGTACTTAGAGTTCCTGGCACACGTAACCACAAACGTGGCACACAGAAACCTGTCATGTTCTTTGGTACAGGTGAGTTTCGTGACGTGGAGTTTGATGAGTTTGCACGATTGATTGGTAAAGAGGGGGTGACTGTACCCACCAAAGTCGATAACCAAGAAAGCGAATTTAAAAAAGCTATAATAGAAAACTCAGAGTTTGGTTTTAAAAACATACTGACCAAGACCATGAAAGGTGGAGGATGCGAACAGTTAAAAAATATAATGGAGAACCAACAAGATATAAGCGAACCCTTGTGGAGAGCAGGGCTGTCTATCGCAAAGTTCTGTAACGATGCGGACAAAGCCGTGCATAAGATGTCTGAAAGACACCCAGAGTACAGCAAACACTTAACAGATGAGAAGGTGGAACTCATAAAAGGTCCTTATACGTGTGCTAAGTTTGCAGAGGAAGACCCAGAGCCATGCTCGACTTGTTCACATTGGGACAAGATAACCTCCCCTATATCTTTAGGTAAAAGTATAAAGAAAGCACCTGCATCAAAAGATATACCCCTATATCCAGAGCCGTATTTTCGGGGGGCGAATGGTGGCGTGTATATGCGTTTTAAAGATAAAGAGGGTAATACAGAAGATAAGATGATATACCAGAATGACTTGTATGTTACTAAGCGTATTCGTGACGAGGACACAGGTGAAGCTGTCGTCATGCGATTACACTTGCCGCAAGATGGTATTAGAGAGTTTACAGTTCCTCTAACTTCTGTAACATCTAGGGAAGAACTTAGAAAACAACTAGCTATGGAAGGTATAGCTGTGTTGGGTATGGAGGATATAATGAAGTATACAACGACGTGGATAACACAACTGCAAGCAAAGACAACAGCTGACATGGCTCGCACACAGTTTGGTTGGTCAGATGAAGAACTTGCAGGTTTTGTTCTTGGTAAGGAAGAGATACGTAAAGATGACGTGCGGTCTAACCCTCCATCAGTGCAAACAGCAGGATTGATGAAAGCATTTGAACCCAAAGGCACGTTAGAGGAGTGGAAGAACTTAGCTAACTTTTATAACCGTGATGGGTTTGAACTACATCAGTTTGTGGTTGGCACGTCATTTGGTTCGCCTCTCATGTCTCTTTTACCAATAAACTGTGCAGGATTACATCTAAATGGTGGGTCAGGAGTTGGTAAGACTACAGCTATGAACACAGCTTTGTCTGTATGGGGTAATCACGCTGACTTGTTAATATTTGAGAAGGACACGCATAACTCTATGATGAACAGAGGAGAGCTATATCACAGTCTACCATTATATATGGACGAACTTACGAACGCTTCGGCTAGAGAATTGTCTGACCTTGTGTATCAGCTTACAAGCGGTAAACAAAGAAACAGAATGTCTCAAGGTGGAAACGTAGAACGAAAGCGGGGTAAGCCTTGGAAACTTATAGCAGTCACAAGTGCAAACCGTAGTTTGATAGAAAAGATAAGCACAGCCAAAGCCATGCCAAAAGCTGAAGCGCAGAGACTTATGGAGATACGTGTTCCAAATATGAAGTTTGGTTCAAAAGAAGAAACAGACAAGTTTAACTTACAGCTACAGCGTAACCACGGGCATGCAGGTAGGATATACATAAAATACATTATCAACCATTTGGAAGAGGTGCAGAAGCTTCTACAGAAGGTACAAGTCAGAGTGGATATTCAAGCAGGGTTAAAAGCAGAGAATAGATTTTGGTCTGCTCTGGTAGCGGCTAGTATGACAGGTGTTATACTGGCAAATCGGTTGGGGCTTGTGGATTATGATCCAAAGAAAGTGTTTAAGTGGGCGATAGATCGTTTGAAAGAGAGCAAGAACGAGGTATCAGACATGAGTGTATCTGTAGAAGAAACACTTAATGATTACATACACGAACATTGGAGCAACGTGTTATGGATAAAAAGCACTGATGACCTACGTAAGCAAGAAGATGGTGTTACTAATATTGTCATACCTGAAGCGTTACCAAGAGGTAAATTAGTTGCACGTTATGAAACTGATCTAAAACGTGCCTATCTGATACCAAAACCTTTGAAAGCATGGTGTGGACAACAGCAGATAGACTATACATCTTTCATGCAGGACCTTAAAACTAAACTGGGTGCAACAAACACCACCATGCGTCTAAGCAAAGGCACACACATGAACCTGCCTGTAACGAGAGTTATAGCTGTAGACTGCTCTATAGAGAATGAGAATAAGACAAGGCATATTGAAGTCTGATGATTTGAACCCAGATGGTGTAAGAATTATAGTAGATTGGGATAATATGGTAACAAGTTCCTCTGTATTTGTCCTATGTATCAATACTCAGGCGGCTATACAACAAATAAAAAATATAGCAAAAACAAAAGGTTGGGATATAAAAACACATGTGCGTGTAGAAGATAATAAATTAGGTGTTCGCATTTGGAGAATTTTGTGATAAATGTAGGGTGACAGGTTACACTTGTCACTCTCTTTCTCTTATGTGACCATCTTCGGGTGGTCACTCTTT